ATATCCAAAGCAACTCTCTCATTACCTACTAACCGGGTGTTAACGAATAACTCCATCATGTCAGTAGCCATATCCTCACCGCATACTGCAATGGCTGGGTTCTTACCCAAGCGGCCCATTCTTACCCAAATTTTAAGCAGGTCACGGAATACCAGGGTGTTTGCAGTAGCAACCCCGACAGTTGCGATAGAATCGCTACCATCTTTCTGGTCTCCGTTTAAAAGGGTGGTCAAAGCTAAACCATCCAGGCCCATACCCATTTTAACCCCGAAGTCCTGCATATATATGCTTACCAGGTTAATGGCAACATATTGCAATACTTCGTATGGAACCTTGATACCACGGCCATATTTATGAATGCTTACCTCTTTAGATTGGAAGCTTACAGAACCAGTTGTGATGGTCTCTGCAACCCCTACCTTTTTAGGTGTAGCTTCACTCATATTGATGGCAGGCATTTTAACAGTAGTTTGGGATACTGTTTGCTCACCGGCAATAAGGTTGGGGTAAACTGGAGCTTTACGCAAACCCAGTCTGATAGCATCCCGGAAAATCTCTGGGATGAGCCAACGCATAGAGTTGTCGGGCAGGTTAATAATGTTTTGGATGGTATCCAGGGTGGGATTAATTTTTAAGTCCTGGTAAAAAGCATCCATTGAAATACCCCATTTTTGCTGGACATACTCCGAAAGGGAGATATCTTGAGGGGCTCTTGAATCCCGGCGGATTGCCTCGCATTGACGAACCGCTTCTTCAACGTTTTTCGCCACTAGGGGTTTTCTTTCTGTACTCATATAATTATGATTGAGCTTTGATTTATTACTAATAATAAGTTTGGTATCGATTTTTTAGGTACCGATTAACCTTGCAGCAATACCCGGACAATTTCACCTGCACCGGCAGCGGCATCCAATGCCCAACCATTGTTTTCAGCAGCAGTGGCTGAATTGGCATACTGGTTGTAGCCTGTGGTACCATCTACATCGGTAGCAGCATCATATCCTTGGTAGGCAACGGGGCCTGTTGCAAGGGCACCAGTGCTAATACCATTGATGATGGCAAAGCCACGAGTAATAACGGTTGCTAAATCACCGATAGCTGCAGCTTCGGGAGCATATACATAACCTATCAAGGTATGCAATAAATCCCCTTTAGCCCAGGCAGTTACCTTGCCATCAGCAGTAAGTTTTACGGGTTGACCATGTTTAAGGGCAACTGCTGCCTCAAACTCAACCGCAATTTTTTCACCCTCTGTAGCAAGGAAGGTGGTTTTAGATGTTCCGCCTAATACGTACATATTTCAGGTTTTATAATGTTAAATATAAAAAGTGTTGTTATCCGATTTTGTTAAAGCTTAGTGCATTCCCAGGATTGATTTCTGGGTTTGTTTCCATTGAAGCTCACTTACTGTAGGCTCTACGGTTTTGCCCCCATTTTGTTCTGTAGAACCTTCTTGCTGGGAAGCAGAGGCTCTGTTTACATTCTCGCTACCGCAATCCTTACAGGTCAATGGGAAGGCTTCTTCCAATTGAGTAGTGTATTGAGTGTTCAGGGCTTTAAGAGTTGCATAGTCAGCTTTAGCAATTAATCCGGTTACTGCCTCCAGTGGGTTACCCTTAGCGATTACATTATAATTTTTAAGAACCTCGGCACGGAAGGCATCGGTAAAGGTGTTTACCTGATTTTGCAAGGCAGTCAAAGCCTCTTGGCCTACTGGTGCAGGTGGATTCTCTGTAAGGCGGGTAACTTCTCCGCTAAGCCTTGTTACCTCGGCAGCTTGGGTAGTATTTGTATTAACCAGGGTAGAAACTCCGTTGGTTACTACGTCTTCGGTTATGGTTTCTTCATTGTATTCAACTGATTCACCGTTTACGGTATTTTTAAGGCCCATTACCATTGCCAAGGCAAGAAGAAATTGTTTATTCATAACAGTGGAGTTATTGTTGTCGTTAATATTAGAATTAGCAGGTATCGTCGGATTTTCTGAGTTGTTTACCACATCGGTTTTAAAGTCAAACCAGAAAAATTTGGTTGCTGGTGCCTTAGTGGGGTTAGCAGAGTTATATGATACATCTGCAAATAGGGGGTTATTTATTTCCCCTTTGTCCGTGATTTTCTGGGCATAAGGATCTGCACCATGGGAAACTAATGATATTTCATGGTACCTTTTAACATCTGTGGCAATCCTACGAATCATTTTACCTTCCGCATCAAACGTACCTAATTTCCTGAAGAATTCCTCCTCACTTAAAGAGGCATGGGATTTTTCCCAAAGGAATTGTATAGTTACGGATGTAGAATGTATGGCGGGAGGATCCATCATAATAAGCCTTGCTACCCTTGGATGGCTCTTACCATCTATTTTTAGCTTAGCATTAATACCCGCAGGGACAAGGATGCCCGATTTAGTTTTATAGGAATCCTGCCAAGAAACATCAGATACTGCACCAAAGGCGTTACCAATTGCCATTTCATGGTCAGCATTAACTGTCTGACCTTTTAAAAGGCTCATTGAGTTCTTTAAAACCTTACCTTCGCTAAAATCTACCGGGTTCCAGTTTTTATGAACTATAACCTCTGATAAAGCCCTAAATACGGGATAAACGAATTCACTTTCTTTGGGTGAAAGGTCCTCGGCTGTTACATCAGGGTAATAAGTATTATAGTTGGCAGTATTGGTATCAAATAACCCAAAACTATCCAACTCATCATTTTCCTGATTGAGCAGTTTATTTGCAAGAGCATTCAGGTTAACTTTGTCCGGGCAATTACCCATAACAATGTTGTTACCGAATGCCAATCGGATTGTATCTAAAAACTTCATAAAAATATGGGGTTTAGTATTGTGCCTACTTTTTATCTGGTTTGGGATTAGGTTTGTCCTTTCTCCTTGAGGTCCTAGCTGACTTATTTTTCTGGGCTTTTCTGTCCTTTTTAGCTTTAGATTTATCAGTAGCTAACCCGGCATCTGGTGATTGTGGAGCTACCCCCGCTAATACCTCGGGATCTACCAATGGAGCGGACTCAGCTGGGGCTTCATAACCTAGTTCATCGGCCATTTGGTCTTGGTTAATTACGCCCATTATATATTTATCTTTAACGTTACGAACCTTAATTTCCTCGGCTTGTTGGTATTTAAGGTCGTCCTGTATAGTTGAACGGTTGAATTGTACAGTTAAGTAGTCAAAGTTAAAGCCTGCTAGCCTTAACTCCAAGGCATACCCAAACTCAAGGTTAGTCTTAATGAGGTTTTGTATATTTCTTAGCTCAGATAGCATCTTCATAAAGACTATGCCCATTGTACCTTCTGAAGAGGAGTAATCTCTACCCCACAGGCTGGCATCTTGCTTTAAGGCTGAGGCTATTTGGAGCTCATTATTCTTATAGATTTCAACTACCTCACCATATGCTTTTGAGGCTGAGTTGAATTTAAACTCGTGGTCGTCCTTAAACCCTACTACTACTCCTTCTCTAACACCCCCCATTATACGGGATTTAGCTTGCTTAATATAGGTGTCTAGTCGTGCCTGATAAGCTTTATCAGTCTCACCATCTTCAATATCGGGTTTAGAAACTAGCGCTTCGAAGAAACCCACTAAGCCTAACATATCAACTATGAAGTCGATGTTGTTATCCATGTGGGTTTGAGCTTTAATACGGGGGATTACCGATAAATATGGGGGTATACCATAGGGGAGCTCTTCGTCTCCGCTTAAACCCAGGTATTTATAGGTATTCTCGTTTAGGGGTTTTAAACCTAACTCAGGTGCTTCACCTATAATAGCGTTCTTAGATTTTTGGAAGGGGATATATTTAGCCCTGCCTTTATCCAGTTTAAATACAATGTTTTCGGGGTTAATCAAGGCGCAGACCTGGATGCCCGTTAATAAATTATTAGGAACCCACTCGTTTGATAAAGCTCCGGAGATAAGGATTTGGTAGAACATTTTTGTTACTAACCCATCCATACCGGCTTGTCCAGATGCCCAGTTTTTACGCTTATTAATGAGGTGGTTCCTCATTTTATCCACTTGCTCAGTGGGTACTTTACGGTCGAAGGATATTTTGTGACCGGTGTTTCCCAAACTAGCTATATTCCAAACCGCCTGGGAAACGTCCGGATTTAATTGTACCAAAGCCCTAATAATAGGGATTAATTCAACCATAAACTGTGGGCTAACCACAGAGAATTGGTCATTTATGCTTAGAATGCTACCGGTTCCTGTGTTAGGCTCACTTTGTCTTCCTGCTGGTAGTGCCTTAATGTCGGGTCTATCATCTATGCCTGTGGATTTTGTAGGAGCGTTTGAAGTTCCTGCCTCTTGAACAAAAGAAGAGGAGTTGCCTCCCCAAAATTTCCACCATGGTTGTTTTGTAGCCATAATTTATCCTGGTAATGCTGATACTGTTGAGTACCTGCGTTTTCTAACGAAATTAGTAATAGCTTTAGCAAAGATGGCGTCGTCAGTATAAACCTCATCGTCCATAAGGTCATCACTTGCTGCCTTGTCCTTGTTCATAGCTACCGGTCTATTACGGGCATCGTAGATAAAGGTGTAAGCTTCATCACAAAAGAATTTGTCCTTGATTATTACCGACTCAGTCCTAATATCCTCTTCAAGCTCTGCGATAATGATTGGCCTATTCTTCTTAGTGGTATACCACCCGGGAATAATTTCCTCTTCAGGCTTAGACTTACCCTTCTTACGCAATAACTGACGACTATAATAAAGATTAGTGTACCCATTAGTCTGAAGATTCATAGCAACACCCAATCCGATGTCATTGCTTTCAGGAGCTACTACTGCTCGGTTATATTTTTTACCCCAAGTAGCAGCAAGTTTTTCAGCCTTGGTAATTGGTATTTTGCCTTTGAAGCTTACGTACTCCTCACCCGTGGAGTCCATTATACTAAAGGCTGTGTAATCTTGTGACCTTCCCGTGGCAATATCCATACCAAGGGTGTATCGTTTGTTCTTTTCCGGTTCTTTAAATACTCTTAGTAACCCGTTCTCCCTCATTTCGATAGGGGTGTAGTCAACTAAGGAGTCCTCTATATCCCGGATGTCGGATAAGTCAAATACAGTATTACCGGATGTTAAGAAGTCACCATCAATCTCCTGGGCTGTTTTACGTGGTCCTAAAATCTCCGCTTGTTGTCTATACCAGTTCATGTCCCTTTCGGGGTGCATTTGCCAGTGTAGTCTTATTGGGTTGAAGGCATTACCCCCAGCAACTGCATTAACGAAGAGTTTGTGGAAGAAATTACCAACCCCATATGCAGTTGAATTTACTATTGCTCTACCCCCCGTTGATAGAGTAGGCCAGGATGCTGCCCAGATTCTCTCTGCCCATCTTACTATTGCCGCCTCGTCAATAACCAGGATTGATACAGCCTCTGAACGACCAGCTTCTTCTGTTGTGGGGATGGATGCAATGATTGAACCATTTGAAAACTCCATCTCCGAAGCTGTACCATAGGAGTCTTCTGTTCTACCATTTACGATTTTAGTCTTAAGGAAGTCGGGCAAGTTCTTATACATGAACTTAATCTTCCTTAATACCTTCTTAGCAACCCTATCCTTAATGGAAATGATTACGATGTTTTTATGTGGGTGGTACATCGCATACCACAAACAGAAAAGGGATATCAACTCTGTGATACCCGCTTGTCTGAATTTTAGGATTACGTTAAACCTTTCTTGTAAGAATTTTAGGAGAACTGCCTTTTGAAAAGGGTATAAGTCGAAAATTACTTTACCCCTAAGGGGGTGGATAAGGTAAATGTATTTTGCAAATTCAAAAGGGTCATTGGCACACTTGTTTAAAATGTGGAGCTCCTCTTTTGTAAGGTTGTGAGTCTCAATTATCTTTCTGCCCATTTACTTAAGTCTAAACTTACCACCAATTTGAAAATCCCAGTTTGGAGCTCGGGTTGAAAATTGACCCCGAGTGAATAAACCAACCCGTTTATACTCAATAGTACCTTCAGTGGCCAAGTAAGAAGCCTTACTGAATGGGTTATAACCAAGGTATAACCAAGCTGATGTAGTTATGGGGGATCTTATACTAACCTTAGTTTGGGTAGGGGTTCCCGCCAGGGTATCCTTTAACCAAACGTAATCAAAATCCCTAAGGTCAACTGGGTACTGTTTTGTTAGGTACTTACCCAAACTATCCTTGAAGGTAAAACTAAGGCGGCTTTGGGAAATTAGCTGTTTTACCAAAACCAGGTTAGGGTTAGTGGTATCACGGTATATTGTGTCGTGTATTATTACCTTCTCGGGCCTTATAGGTATATACCCGCTGGGGATAACCATAATGGGTACAGTATCCCCTATAACTGTATCGGTTTTAGTTGGTTGGGGTAATTGGTGTATATTATCACCATCCTTGGGCTTATTGCAGGTTTTGTAAAGCAATACAGCCACCAATACTATCAAGAACCCTAATAACAGGGTATTTAGGTATTTGTTATTGAACATAATGGTATGGGTTTAGAACCCCACAGTAACCTCCTTAATAAAATATATACTTATAGTATATTTTATAGGGGTATGTAGGGCAGCTTATTTTAGGTATATTAGGCTATGAAATCCTGGTAATATTTATTTACCTGAGTAAGGTATGCCTTAACACTAATACCGAAGAAGCCTTTCTTACCTAAAAAGGCCACATAATCCTCTACCGATTGGATTTTGGTAAAGTCTACCTTATTGTACCTGAGCCAATTTACCAAATCCTTAGTACTATCCTCAATTGAGGCATATCGGGCATAATTGGTATTTCCCTCTGATTTGGGTGGGGCATTTTTAACCTTTCCCAGTGTAGCAGGCCCAATGATGTAGGGGGTTTTACGAACTGCTGGGATTTTCATACCAAACCCATTTTTATCGTCTGTGAACAACGAAGAGGTAAAATTGCCGGTCTCTACCCTGCTTTGACTTGCTATAAACTGGCAAATGTGATGGGGTACCCCCTCCTGGGTAGCTGCCACAATAATTCGGTTACAAATTGTTTGAGTAAGGATGTTCATTGCCATAAATCAATACATTTTTCGAGTTTACGTTTAAACCATTTACTAATCTCCATCGGTGGAGTCTTAGTTACAACGGCCCTGGTTTTATTAATCCAGTAATTTAGCTTCTTTTGTTCGATTACCAACTTAAAATCATCCGGTACACCCTGTACCCGGGCTAATTGACGGGGTGTAAGCATTAACCCATTGTGGTCAAATTGCCTGTTAGCTTTCCTAGCAGTGGCAGGGTAATCTCGTTTGTTATTCCTATACACCCCGGGTGCACGGTTAAATTTACGGTCAGTAACCTCCCAGCGTTTCTTACCTTTTAGCACAGTTTGCCAGTACTCTGTAATTTCACAATTGCGCATCTTCTTACCGGCATAAATGGTGATAACCTCCATTGGGTTTTCCCTTACATGGCCTATTTCTAATCCCCATAAATTATCTTCGCCCTGATCTAAATCCCCATATAGCTCAAAACAGGTTTTATTTTTATGCCTTAAATCCGGTAATTTGAAGTATTTGTCTATTTTTTCCGGTAAATCCTTTCTAATACCCACTATAATGAGCCTTTTACGATAAATTTGGGAATTACCCCACATTTTAACCGATGCCGAATGCTTAATCAGTCGGTAATCAGCTAATAACTCATCAAAATCAGCCTCGGGGAAGGATTTAAACAGGCCATCTAAGTTCTCGAACAGTATAAATTTGGGCTTATACATGTCTACCCCGGTAAAAAACATGGCCAAGGACTTATTTTCCTTGTGATCACCATACTTCTTAGCTCTTGACATCCTTAGTATAGACCCACTACCACAGTCGGGGGATGAAACCAACAGGTCTATGTTGTCACCAATGTTCATTAAGGCCTTAAATAAGGGGGTTTCCCCGAAATTTGCCCTCCACTGAACATCTTTAGGAGTATGAAAGATAGGTCTACACTCAATATTGGCAATTACATGTTCTTTAAAGGGATATAAACTAACCCCCATGCCACTATTAACTCCCAAGACGTTGTAGGTCATGAAACTTGTTTATGTATGTACTATTGGTATTGCATATAACCCCATGAGTATGAGTTACAAACTGAACAAGAAGGAAAAAGAAACCCTAAAAAAATTCGCTGATAAGCTGCCTGTTTTTCTCAGGGTAGACTTTTCTGGAGAGAAGCCCACTCTTATGGAGTGCAGGGTTCAAACGATTGGGGCTGAGTTTATTAAAATGGGTATTACTGAGTTCAAATACCAAACAAATATTAAGGGGCCCGGTAGAAATAACATTGTAAAGGTTACTAAGACCGAAGTAATTGACCCTAAAAAATACTATTGGCAAAACTCATTTATACAAAGTGACCCCTACAAATTCCTTGAAGATAAAATTAAGAAATACGGCCCGGATATTTTAAATAAAGCCCACGAGGAATACCTAAAAGAGAATGAGGTATCTATTAAATTGCAAATAACATTGGCACATGCTCAACTCCCTAAATCAAGTAATGCCGAATCTAAGGTTGAAGTACAACCTGAATAAGGGGTATAAGCTATGTGTTGATGTTACTACTCCACAAAATAAGTTAATAGGCCAAATCATTTATTTTACTGAACCCGCTATTTTTAACAAAGTGTCATTTTACTACCTTGCTTACTTTATGCCCGAGCATGCCTGCCTTTGGGTACAGGCTCCTTTAGATGGAGTTGGGTATTTAGAGAGTTGCTATTCCCTTTATCAAACCAGGCTGCTGGAAGACCAGACCAAATGACCCATATATTTAAACCCAAAGTTATGAAAAAGTTTTTAGTCTTTTTATTTTTAGCAGCTTTATGCTTTGCTCTTCCTGCATTAGCTCAAGACACTACCGCTGTAGTTGAGCCCACAACTACAGTAATTATTCCTGGTTGGGTAACTACCCTGCTGGCTTGCTTAGTAGCGGTTTATGAGTTGGTGATTGGTTATTACCCTACAGTAGGTAATTACTCCCTTATTGACTTTATAATCAAAGTTATTAGGCTGATAGTTCCTAACCGCAAGGCGGGAGGGGGAACCCATTAACTAATTACCCCGTCAAAGTGTGGTTTACGGGGTGATGGGCAGAACCCGGGATTATTCCCGGGTTTTTTAGTGTACACACTAAGAAGCCCCACCGGAAGAAGTGGGGCCCCAAAGTTTACCAAAGCAGATAAAGACCAATTATAGTAATAATGGTATTGATTACTAACACCTTACTGCTATTTAAGTATATGACAGACAACAACCATATAGCTCAATGGGCATTAATTATAGCTTCGCTAGTAGTCTTTATAATGGACTACGTGAGAAAATATATTAACTACTCCAGCTGTGAACTTAGCGACATTTATGTTGCCCCGAATGGAGTATTGGTTGGACCATCTGAATGGGATTTCGATGATGATGAAGTAGACCAAAACCAACGTTTATGAATAAGCAACCTACGCCCCGACACAAATGGATTACCCTTAGAGAAGAGGGGATGTATACCTACCAACAATGCCTTAAATGTGGAGCTCAATCCGAAATACTTACTAGGTTCTTAAAGGACACTAATTCCTCTAATAAGAGGACCTATTCCCGGGGAGAAAGAATCTGTCCTAAGTTTGGGCAAACAGTACAACAACGAACTACACCTATCGCTATAATGGACCATAGGCCTGGAGTTGAGGACATGGTATTACCAACACCCAAACCAGCCGTTGACCCACTGGATTTAATAAATAAGAGGCCTGCTCGGGAGGGAGAGTTCTTACCACCCCCTAAACCCTTTGAAGAGTTGGTTAAGGGGGCGGAAAGGTTAGAAAACACCTGGAAGGCTATCAAAAAGGAATCACCCTTAACTAACCATCAGCAACTCACTGATGTTGAGGCCCGGTTGAAGGAGTGTATGGTAATGTTAAACTTAGCCTTTGAGGATTTGGTTTCACACAACATACGCAGCCACTCAAGAAGGGTAATAGGTAGGTTTTTATACTCCGCAGGTTATGAAGAAATCGTAAAAAAGTTAGATAATGAATAAAGAAAAGGACCTAATAAACTTTGCCCTTGTGGCATTGGTATTAGATTTATTGACTCTTACCGTCCTGGTTATTGACCTTTGTGGTGGGGGAGTGGATAAAAGATGGTTTTATGGGCTTTTAGTAATGCACTCCATAAGCGAAAGACAATTGCACTCCTTTGTAGCAAAGTATAGGGACGAAGTTAAAGAACTAAAAAACAAACTATATGACTCTACTACACATACCCGTTGAGCTTTGTACTGCTGCCATTTTCATCTTCGTATTAGCAGCTTCGTACTTCATAATTAATGCGGGTAAACCCGAAGAGGACAAATCTAAAGAACCACATCCCGTCTATATGGGTATCAAAGGGAGCCTGGGCCATTTGGAGGAAGAGCTTAATTGGTTTATATTGGCTGGGAGTATTACCTCTTATTTAATAATACCCGAAGATGGCAATAGGGTCCACATTCAAATAACCTATTGGGATAGGGTTGAAAGGGGGAATGTTGCAAAGGAACTACAGGAGTATTTAGACGCCCATGTAAAACCATTGGGTGTAGTATTTGACTACTTATTTGTACCTATAAAATAATAAAGCATGAAAGAATATGTATTGATTTTTGCCTTTAGTCATAATAGGGAAAGGGTATTACTTATCCATAAACAAAAGCCCCTTTGGCAAAGGGCTAGATTTAATGGGGTAGGAGGCAAATTAGAAAAAAAGGATTTTGAGCAGGGTTTATTTTGTACACCCCATCAATTTGCTTGCAGTAGGGAATTTTTAGAGGAGACGGGGATAGGCATCAACCCCGGGGATTTTGAGTACTTTGCAACCATACACAATAGGGATGGTTCTAGAGTATTGGTTTTTAGGGTATTTGATACCTATATTGAGCACGCTAAAACAACCACCGACGAAGAGGTTAAAACCTTTCACGTATATGAGGTATTAACCCGGCAGTTGCCCCTAATAGAGAACCTACCTTGGTTAATTGCATTAGCCCTGGATCCCGACAAGCCAATAGCTACTGTATCATATAAGTAAATACTATTTTTATATGCGACGTAGATTGGTCATTGATATTCCTGAAGGACCAACTCGGATAATTTTCATAAGGTAGCCGGCCCCTGTTTTCACGGGGGCCTCTTTTATTTAGTAACCACAAACCTAACTATATGTCAACACAACCTTTTAGCTTCGACAAATTCCTTTACGAGTTTATGGAGAACCTACGCAGTAGGGACCTAATCATTGATTGGGTATTTAAAATCATTGATGGTAAATTAACCCTACAGGTTGAGATGTATAAGTTCGTAGAGGATAACCAAAATGCCCTTACCAAACTTAAGATTACCAGGGCCTGTAAGCAATATGCCCCAAGGACCGTGACAATCCACTACAAGTAAAGGGTACTATTACTATATGTACGGATATTTTCATAGGATACGGAAAAACACAAACCCTGGTTTCTACCGGGGTTTCTTACTGTAAAAAGTAGGTACTATTATTATATGGGCTGCCAAGCCCGGTTTGCATAAACTTCCCCCGGGTTTTCTAGCCTGGGGTTTTTTATGCAATCATTGGGTACTATTATCATATATAATTCACATAAGCAGTTAGTTTTGGTTGCGACCCCTATTTCTATAGGGGTTTACCTTTTGTTACTAGTTCCCTTATATACTATTATTAAGAGGTAATCACTTTCTATAACCGGATCTTTTTTTGCACGGCCTCTATTTCTATAGGGGCCTTTCTATGTATACTACCCAACCCATATACTATTTTATATAAATACCTTTTATGAAATTAGGTCAAAGAGCAAAAGACAAAATCACAGGCCTTGAAGGCTTTTTAATTGGCAAGGCATCCTATATTACTGGATGCGACCAATACCTTATCCAACCCGAACTAAAGGATGGCAACCACCGAGAGGGTAGATGGATCGATGAGGGTAGAATAGAGATCCTGGGAGAAGGCATAAGCCTTGAAGATGTAGCATCCGATTCCCCTGGTTGTGATATTCCTGCACCTATTAAGTAACCTTTAATACCCCTTATAGTTATGAATGACAAGTACAAAAAAAGTAAACCCTTTGAGGCCCTGCCTGAGTTGCCCGAGCAGGATTTAACGGCCCATGAGTACCACCATGAAGAGGTAACCTCAATCCCTGATACCCATAATCCCAATGCCTATACCGATAAGGTAGTGGAGCCCACTAAGGTACCCAAAACCATAACCATCAAAGAGAATAGTATACCTTCTTTCTTTGGGGAGTTTTTGGTGACTGGGGGTACTCCGGAGTATTATAAGAATCAGGCACCTTTAATCTCAAAAAGAGTTCTGGGTTAGAGGATGGGGATCTCCTTAAGGTCCAGGCGCATGGGTATACTGACGCTTGGAGATACCCAATGACCATGATAAGAACCTATAAAGTGAGTAGTTATGACGACCATTGTGTTAGGGCAATGAGTTGGGATTTTGAGATGATGCAAGGGCATTTGAGCTAACTAATGATCCTGGGGCCTTCCCAGGATTTTTTGTGTGTGGGCATATGGCATGAGGCAATGGGCAATTGGGCAACCGACTAACCATACGTATGGGGTGGTACCGATGCAGTGGGTTTAGGGCGACTAACTATATAGGCCCCTGGTACCGATGCGAGAGGGATTCGAGATGATGAATGACATTAAAAAACGTATAAGAAATGGGGGATAACTTATACGTTAAATTATTTAATTTACAAAATATTCTTTTGTTTCTTTTGTTTCTTCTTATATCTAATCCAATAAATATTAGTCTTTGTGATATAAACAAAAAAATCTTTTGCGCTCTCTACATCTTTTATTTTCTTTTTTATTTCTCTACGTGCAATTGAATTAATTAATCTTTGTTCTTTCAATTCTTCACCTAAGATAGATGTTTGTTTGTGGGGGATAATAGGAATTAAATTAGATTTCATTATTTTAATTTTTTAGGTAATACGCTATAAATACAAAGTGATAAGAATAAAATAACACCTATAAACTCTTGCATACTATTAATGTTTTGTAGGTGAAACGATTTCAGAAATAATCGCAAAGACTACAATAAACATAAATATTACAAAGAATAACATCACATCGTTAAATGAATCTAATAAAGCGTTTATAATTGTTTGCATAAAATTTATTTTGATTGTTTAAAAATTAGTTTAAAAAAGGATATTGGATTTTTTATTTTACTTAGCGTTTCTAATCTCGTTTAATATCTCTAAAAACAATTTTAAATCCGCTTCTTTGCTTTCGTCTTTAGACTGTGAAAGTGAAGCAAAAGAATAATCGTTTAAACGATAAAACGTTTTGTAATACACCTCAAAATCTGCAATTTCTTTATGTAAATTATCAAGATATTTTTCGGGATATTTTGCATAAAGTAAAACGTTATTTACAAATCGTTTTAACTGATTTCTACGTGCAGACCTAAATTGCTTTCCTTCTTTTTCATTTATCATCTTAGGCGTGAAGTTTTCAGGATAAATGTAAATTGTTTGCTTCTTTGCAATTTCTTTAATCTCTACATTTTTTAACTTATCTGCAAATTTTGCAAGATTTAAAGTTGTAACGTTTGCAACAACTGTTTCCTTTTTTACAGATGCACCTTTTTTAGATGAGGTAGATTTGTTTGCACCTTTGTTTGAATTTTTCGTTTGCATAAAATTTAAATTAAAATTGATTAAAAAATTTTGATAGAAAATAAAAAAATCGTATTCCCTTAGACTTTTTTATTTTCATTCCCTCTTTCAAAGAACTAACGTAAAATTAATTCTATTTTTTAGATTGTGCAAATATTTTTTAAAAAATTTTATAAAATAATTTTTTATTTTCTTTCTTCTTTTTTTAAATATTTTTTTGTATATGCAAAATATTTTCTTATTTATCTGCAATCCTCAAATTCTCCAATCCCATTTCCCATCCTCATCCCAATGCCCAATCCCATTTTCCCTACCAATATGCCCATGCCAGGATCGCCACCCTGGGGTAGGCCCCATTCGGCCTACCCAATCTTCGGATGAGGCCCAACTCCGCTGTGGGGGATGGGTTGGCCACAGAAGGCCCATGCCCGGTGTAGCGTAATAGGCTCAGTGTTATTACACACAAATAAACCCGGGCAGGAATACCCGGGTTGCAGGCTATTAACTCTCAATTAATCCCCGCTTTTATGCAAAACTAATAATATCGCCCATCATTATCGGCATGGTAATCGGTAGGCTTCTTAAGTAGTTGCCCCGATCCGTTGAAGTAGTTATCAGTAATCTCATCATAGTAAGCAGTGATACCTCCTGGGTAACCTACCTCTGGTAGTTCCCTAATCTCGGTAATATATCTGGGTCTATCTTGGGTTTTAAGGAAGGCAAGGTAAATAGCTCTTTCCTGCCTCTGCTCTTTGGTAAATTTGTTTTGCATATAAATAATTTGATAATGCAAATATATTACAGAAATTGCCACTAAGGTACCATAAATATTTGGGTAAGGCCAGCTTAGGCCCATCTACGCTCTTCTGGTACCGGTACAAAGAAGGGCACCCAATGTAAGGTGCCCAGCTCAGTGTATTAGGAAAGGTAATCCGTAATGGCAACGGAAAAGGTAACCTTGTCAGAGGCATGATGGGTGTCAAATTCATAGGTATATGAGCAGGCATCATTGTCGGTATACTCAGTGTATGCAAGGTCAAGTACCTGCTGTAAGGCATCCAGGATTTTAAATTTGTTGGTGTCAAATAGTTCCAGCAAATCGTCATCGCAACCGCTAATGTCAAGGTATATTTGTTCAATTGCAGGGTTAGGTTCCTCGTCCCAGCCAGAGTGTAGTTTCAGGGTTTGGGTAGGGGATAATTGGTAATGGTGTACCTCATGTTCGGATTTAAAGGTAGTGATATCCGATTTAAATGAGGCAAGGTGATTGAGGATTAAGGTAATAAGGTTGTCATTTTGCATATAATATATTTAATGCAATATAATAATTTTATTGCCACTTTTATGCCCTAAAGGTATGGGTAAGGCCCATCTGGGATTGCCTAATAGCCCTAATCCCATGCCCTATTGGGTACCCTAAATCCCTCTAATCCGATGCCTAAATCCCTTGCCCAAGTAGGCCCTAAATGGCTGCCTAAGCCACAAAAAAAGGTACCCAATTCCCGGGTACCCTGTAGCGTTTAGGGCTCAGTGTTAGGCAACGAAATCCTCAAAATCCTCACCATCAAAGGTACCCAAATCCGATGCCCTTTTACGGTGCCTATCTGCCGAGGTTTGGCCTTCTAAGGCCTCATTTTGGGTACCCAACTCAGTGTTAGTAGACAGCCCATTCTGGCCATATTCGGCACTGTTTTTAAGGCCTATTGCGGTAAGGTCCTGGGTCCTGGCATTCACGTTAGGTAAGCCCTCTGGTAGGCCCATTAGGGCTGTCTCTTTGGCTGCCAAGGCATGCCCATTTGTAATAAGAGAATCAGCCGAATCCCTTATCACTTTAACAGCCTCATCCGGAGTGATAAAAGTATTGGACTGCTTGTTAGTATTGACTTCCAGCTGTATGAGAGGGTTAGTTGGGTTCTTCTCCAGGAATAGCTTCAGGATATCCATTATAGGCTTCTGGGCATTGGTAAGATTGGCAATCGCTTTGTTCACCTCTGAGGTAAGAAATGGGGCATATTGGTCGCCCTGTTGGGCTAACAAAATATGGGCCTGATGCCGGGCCAGGGCTTGGCTTTCAAGGCCCCAATTAAAGGCTCCAAAAATTTGCGCCCTCGCCCAGTCCTTAGTTTTCTCATTATCCATTACTTGTCCAAGCTTCATGATTTGTTTATTTGCTTGTATCATAAGTATATGTATGGGCATGTTTAGGTATGTGGACATATCCTGTATTGGTATAAGCTTATTGTTTAGTGTCATTCCATTTGCTATCCATTGGTTTATTAGCAATTGTTTGATTTGTTGTAGTTTTTCTTGTTTTTGGTGGGTATCCAATAGGGTATGGTATTGGTGTAGGGCATAGGTTAATCCTAAGGGCCTTGGGTACCTTGGATCTTTGGTAGGTATATTTTCCCTTTGATTCTTCTTAGATTTGTTTTTTGTCCTTTTACCTTTGTTGGTTGGGGATTTAGTGATAGGCATAGATTGGTTTATTTTAGTTATAGAAAAAGGGCAAACCTTATGGGATGCCCGTTGGTATTGAGTTTGGGGTATGTTTTAGTGGTATATTAGTTCTGGGTCGATTGGTTTGTCTTTTATGGTAAGTCTGGGTTTGGGTCCCTTTCTTAGGTCAATGGTGCTTTCCCTTTTATAGGTATTTGTATTGGGTGTATAGAACTCTGTTATAATATTATTTAGTTCCTCGTTGAGGTGGTGTAGGCATGTCTTGGGTCTCCAATCCTTGGTTTGGATTATTGCCTGCTGTATTAGGTTATGGGCTTGCATGAGTAGTTCCTCTTCTGTGGGTTTTAGGGGCTCTGGCATGGGTGGTGGGGTAAATTTAGGTAAGCCCTTGGAATCGGATTTTATAACGAATAAGAAGGCAATGCAGGCACCGATAATGCCTAATGTAATAGCGATTATACCGGGGATTTGTTCTGGGTGCATAGTTATATATTTAATGTTAATAGTGTTGATTTTAGGTAAGTTTTGGGTATTTTTCTAGTGCATTTTATTGAAGCAATAATGCAGCACTTGGTTGGTGCTGCATTTATTACTAGAATGGTAGCCTATTTCTTCTCTACATCTCCCGCCAC